GAGCAAAAGGCCAAGACCAAAATGCTTGAAGCGGCTCGCGCTTATGGCATGAAGAAGGATAGCGAACTTGGTGCGTGGATCCACCTCCTTCCAGGACGCCACGTGGGCGAGTACGGTGAAGGTGACGTAAACCTACCACTGAAAGTGTTACGCGAGCAGGAGAAGGAAATTGAGGCGCAGGGGATACAGGGTATCTGGGACCTTGAGTCCTCTCTGATTCCAGTTCTAGTTCGGATGCGCCAACGCGGTGTGGCTGTCGACCAGGACCGGCTGATGGAAGTCGAAATCCGTTGCACGAAAGAGCGGGTTGAGGCAGCAGACTTCATGATGAAGGAAACCGGCGTGGCGGTCGGACCGGACGACGCCATGAAGAAAGGCGTGATCCTCGAAGCACTCCGCGCTGCCGGCCACCAACTCGACGCGACGGACGCGGTCGATAAATTCTTCATCGCTGCCCGAGCGGCCGACTGCCCGGTGGTGGCTGCCCTTGGGCGTCTCCGCAAATGGGATACCCTCCGCAAACTTTCTATCGACCCGGTCAAGAACCATCTCGTCAACGGACGGATCCACTGCAGCTTCAACCAGCTTGCCATGGACAAGGATGAGGGCAAAGGTTCGAAGGGTGCGCGCTACGGTCGGCTCAGCTGTGAGCACGTTAACATGCAGCAGCAACCGGCTCGCGACGAGGAGATCGGACCACTGTGGCGCAGGATCTATATGCCGGACGAGGGCAAGTTATGGGCGGCGAACGATTACTCCCAGCAAGAGCCGAGGATGCTCGTTCACTTCGCTGAGATTATTGCCGATCTACACCTGTCCGAGTATCCGATGCGCGGTGCGCGGGATGCGGCGGAGCAGTATCGAAACGACCCGGAGACAGATAACCATCAGATGATGGCTGACCTCGCTGGGATCCCTCGTAAGGCGGCGAAGAACCTTTTCCTCGGCGTTTGTTACGGCATGGGACAACAGAAACTATGCAGCGACCTTGGGCTTCCCACCAAGATCATTACCCTTCAGCGTGGCCCAAGGAAAGGGCAACGCATGGTGGTGGCAGGAGCCGAGGCAGAAACCTTGATGAACAAGTTGCACAGCAACCTACCGTTCCTCAAACAGATGGAGGCATTGTGCAAAGAAAGAGCAACAGAGCAAGGTCACATTCTCACATTACTCGGGAGACGATGCCGGTTCCCGCGTGATGACGACGGTCTGAATTACAAGTGGACCCACAAGGCACTTAACCGGCTCATTCAGGGAAGCTCAGCAGACCAGACCAAGACCGCTATGGTTCAGGCCGACGCTGCTGGCTTCGAATTGCAACTACAAGTACATGACGAAATCGATCTGTCCGTTGAGAACCGGGAGGAAGCTGAAGCCTTGGCAGATATCATGCGCAATTGTGTGCCGCTGCGTGTGCCGTCGAAGGTTGACGTTGAGATCGGACCGTCATGGGGAGAAGCAGCATGAAGATAAGCGATATGATTGCGAAACTGCAACAGGCCGAACAAGAATTCGGTGACATCGAATTGACGACATGGGACGGCGTGATTTCTCACGTTACATTCCAGCCGGCAGTCGATGGCGTCATCGGTGAGGCAAGCGTCGCGCCGAATGAACTGGGAATGGAGATCATTACGTGAACCGGTTCGTGACTTGGCTGAGCGAGGCAGAAGTTGGGGATGTCATCATGTATCTCCAGGCCGACACAGCTTCACGAAACCCGGCGATCCAGAAATTGTTCTTCGACGCCGCAAAAGAGGGAAAGGTTTTCCTCTATCAGAAACGAGTTCGCTACGGCGTGTTCAATTACTACGCCAAGAGAATCACGGCGGAAGCCGGAGCGAAACTCAAACCCGAGGAGTACGAATATGAATAGGAAAGTTGTCTACCTCGAAGACTTTCCCGAGAAAATCGACGGAGCCATTCGGACCAAGGACTACGACCGTGAGACGAAATGGGACGTCCGTTTCCTGAAATTGGCCGAGCAGGTGTCCTCCTGGTCGAAAGATCCCTCTACCCAGGTCGGCGCGGTGATCGTAAGGGCTGATCTGACAATCGCTTCGGTTGGCTTTAACGGCTTTCCGCGTGGCACTTCCGACGATCCGGACATCTACGCCAACCGTCCGTTGAAATATGAACGGGTGGTCCACGCAGAACTCAACGCGATCCTGTCGGCGAAGGAACCGCTACACGGCTGCACCATGTACATCTCCCTACCCAGCTGTGCTCGCTGCACGGCTTGTATCATCCAGGCAGGGATCGTCCGGGTGGTCCACTACCACGCTGACGGCTTCGGTAGCACCGACTGGAAGGACTCCTTACAGATCGGCCAGGATATGTACCAAGAAGCCGGTGTGGCAGTGTGCGAGATCCACCAGATCGGCGACCATCTGGTGCCGTTCTAATGTCCGAAGCCAACTATTGGACCAAGGTCCGGCCGATGCTATTCGGCTGGGACCCTGTGCGGATCGAAAATCGTGCCGCTCTTGGGACGCCGGACGTGAACCACATCCATGGTTGGATCGAACTGAAGTGGATGCCGAAGTGGCCGGTCCGAGCGGATACGCCTGTGACGATCGACCACTTCACTGCGCAGCAGAAGACCTGGCTCCGGCGTCGCTGTGTGTCAGGCGGGAAGGCTCACGTGCTCCTGGGCATCGGAGGGGACAACCTTCTCATCTGGGGCGAAGACGCGGCCGACTATCTGGGCAAGGTGCCCAAGGCAGAACTCCTGGACGTCGCGAGCCACGTTTGGCTTCGCGGCGCCAAAATGAAAAAGGAATTGAAGAATGCGATCCTCGAAAATCGACCTGTCAGGGGACGGGGACTATTTGACCCACGGTGAGGTTCTATTCCTCAACCGGCGTCGGATAGGTTTGAACCAAGATGAGATGGCGGTCCGCCGTGGTCTCAGCCGTCACCGCTACGCGATGCTGGAGCGCGACGAGGAGCCGATCGGTAAACTCTTGCCCGGTGGCCTCACCCGTTCGGACCTGCGTCTTGCCAAGGGTCTGCAGCCGCATGAGAAGTGCGTAGTGTATCGGCGTCGGACCGGTAAACTACAGCGAGACATCGCGGCCGACTTGGATGTTTCTCGCGTTTGGCTCAACCGAATGGAAACGGGGACTGTCGACCCGACGCTCCTATTGTGTTACTGGGAGTCCTAGGGTATAACACCCGTCAGAAGTTAAGAGGAGCCGTTACGAATGGATGCCAAATTACAACACTCCATCGAGTTTCTGGAGTGGTTTCGGCCGGGAGGGCCATGGACGCTGTCAGCGATTGTCCCAGGTGGGAGGATCACGACAACTACGTTCCGCGCTGACCAAACCAAGATGCTGCTTGAGTGGCTCGAGGTTCACGTCGGCCGGGAGAATATTTATTTCCAGGTCAACTACGCTGGCGACGCCAACCTCACGAAGAAGGCAAACAAGAAAGACATCAAGGAAGCTCATTGGCTTCATGTTGATATGGATCCGTCCGCCGACCCGGCTCTGTTTGACGCCGAACGTGCGCGCATCCTCAAGAAGCTGGAAGGCTGCGTCCCACCACCGTCCTTGATTATTGATTCGGGCGGAGGGTATCAGGGTTTCTGGAGGCTCGATAAACCGGTCAAGCCAGACGGTGAGGACTGGGTAGAATTCGAACGGTACAACCGCCAGCTTGAAGCAGAACTCGGCGGTGACCACTGCCATAACGTCGACCGGATCATGCGTCTTCCGGGGACGATAAATGTACCGAACAAAAAGAAGCGACAAGCTGGCCGCGAGGAGGCTCTGGCGCTCGTCCAATCCAAGAACGATACAACCTTCGAGCTCTCCACGTTCAGTCAGGCTCCGCTGATCGACGGCGGCGAGAAGGGTGACGTTGGAAGACCCAAGGTCGACCTGTCCGGCAACCTACCCAAGCTGGAATCACCCGACGACCTGGACCAGTGGGAAGTCAGCGACTATCTCAAGATGCTAATCGTCCAAGGCACGGACCCGGACAATCCCCAGAAGTGGGAGAGCCGGTCGGAATGTTTCTTCCACGTGGTCTGTGAACTTCATCG